ACGCCATTTCCACCACGCTCCCGAATAGGTGCCCGAGGCTATTTGATTCTCGTATATGACGTATTTAATGCGGTTATGACCAGGAAGATCAGACATGGCGTACTCGATTATTTGATCAGCTAGTTTTTTTGCTGTGCGACCGTTACGGGCCGGGCCTTGGCCCATATTTTCGTCTATATCGATCGCGTATACTATGCCGTCTTTATCGGGTACATGGTCGCTAATTCGCATTTGATGGTCTGCGTCACCTATCCAGCCGTCTGTACGGCGGTCACGCTTAGGCCAACGGCGGTCTATTTGATCCCTAAGCCTGACCCCACCGGCGCACAGTTTATCCATTTAGATCGTCCCAGTCGACTGTTCCATATCGTGGATCTTGGGGGTTTACTGTGTTTATCGCTATAGGTATAACAGCGGCCCCGATAGCCACGATTAGCGGGTGAATATCTGCCGTGGTAAGCCATGATAGGAGAGCGCCTAGTGCAGCTCCTGACGCGATCTTAACGAATGATCCGCTAGCGGTTGCGGCTAGCCATTCCTCGAATTTTTTCATTATTTGCCCCGATCGTGTTGGTCTATGTGTGTGTCTAGGCGGTCGCGTAAATAGCGCTGGTCCTTCTCTATGCGTACTAAAGAGTCTTTAATGCTTGCGCCACCGTTAGGCTCAAACTGCCTACTCAACGATATTTGGGCGCGAATAATCCAGACAAGTAACCCGAAAAGTGCCGTAACTATGGCAATGATCGGTATTAGGTCGGCTGGGCTACTAATCGTCATGGGCCAGACGGCTAAGCATGTCATCTTTATTCGGCCGATTAGCGGCTAATAGTTTCGCTTTTACCCTGTCCCTAGCCTGCTCTGTGCTGCTAGCCGTAGTTTTAGCGGCTTTTTTAGCGGCTTTCTTAGGCTTAGGGGCTTCCGCTTCCATAGTCTCGAAGTCGGCTTCTGTGGTCTGTATTTCGTCCACGATCATGCTCCTAGGTTCGGGTACATTACGGCTATCATGGCGTCTGTAAATCCGAGGCTTTTAGCGTGTTCAATCGCCGCTTCTCTCGCGGCTTTATCGGCGGCTTCTTTTTTCACCCGATCTTTTTCCGCTTTAATCGCGGCGGCTTGATCCGCCTCGTATTGTTCTTGTTCCTCGAGCGTGCGTTCGCGTTCTATCACTTCGCCAGTTGTGGCGTTCATTATCATTATTGTCATGGGTTGCCCTAACTGTTTTTATAACCGTAGATACGAATATTACCTGTTATGTTTCCGCTTGCCGGAAAAAAAGATATTCCATCAAATGCAGTAGTAGCACTAAAGCCACCTGAAGTAATTGCGATTACGCCAGAGGTTATTTGTTCATCTATTTGCCCAAGCATCCCAGTTTTCTTTGTTTGTTGCGGACTAAATACGTTTAACTGGAACACAGACGAACTATCGGCTACGAAACTAAAAGCGTAGGCAGTTTGGTTGGCAGAACGTGCGCCGTTAACTGTAGTTCCACTGGAGTTTAATTGTTGTTTTTGATAGGTAGCGTTAGTGTTATCTGATCCACCTGCTCGTAACCGCACATTAAAAACTGGGTTAGCAACTGAGGAAAGTAACGTGCCTAAAATAATATAGTTTTCGTAAGTGCTGGTAAAAACATTGTCAAAACTAACAGTAGTTTGGGTTGTAAATGCGCTGGTACTGATATGCACAAGGCCGGGGGCTGTTCCTACTGGCACATAGGCCGATCCGTTGTAAAATTCGGGAGAGTTGGTGTCTTGTAGGTAAGTAAATTGTCCATCTGTGGGGCTAGGTATCGCTGTAGCTCGAGCCGCTGAGTCTGCGAACGGGAGCACCCCCACTAGGTCGACTCGGTTCGCTAACGATAGGGACGCCGCTGGGTAGTTCGCTACGAGGTCGGTCGACTCGACATACGGGGTTCCTTCGGGTGTAAGTGCCATACTGCTCTCCTTATGCCGCTAAATCTCGGCTAGTTATTGTCTCGAACCATTTAAGCGAAGCCGGAATATCGTCCCATTCTAGCGCCCCGTCTACGTCATCCCACGGTATTGTGGCTAGCGAATATCTAGGGTCAGATAGTGACAGGGTAAGTATGTGCTGTTCTGGGGTGTAAACCTCTCCCCAGCCTTCCACGATCCCAAAATAATAGGTTTCGGGGGCCGGTTGTGGCAGGTTTTCTAGCGTTACTCCCATACCACTGACAAGCTCTAAAACTAAATCGCGGTCTACTGTGCCCAGGTTGTGGACAAGAATGGAGATACTGCCCAGATTCCAGAAGGGTATTGCCTGGGCGGTTATGATTGCTTCGGCCCGGTCGCTGACGTCCCCAGAGCTTTTAATGTCTGTGTTTAGCCGGTATTCGCGTAGCCCGTAGGTGGCGATTGATCCGGCGTCTGTTTGGGTAGTTTCGTGGCTATCGTTATGGCCTAGGACGGTTACGGAGTTTAGGACGGTTTGCCTAGTCCTAGTCCAGTTAGGGGTGAATATAATGTCGGTGCCAGGTATGTTTGTAGGTATTTGATTGACCGGAAAACTGCCCCAGGTAACTGTGTTATCGTCATAATCTCCGACCACGTTAGCCCAAGCGCCACTAAATGACGTAGTTCCGCGCATACCGTAAGACTCAAACACTATCCGCCCGTAGGGATCATCATAATAGGTAGCGCCCGTAGTTTCGGCTAAATACGCCAGGTAACTTAGTGCGTCCGTAGGGTCAGCATTTCCGCTAGATATTTGATGTAGGACGGTTACAGTGTCGGCCCCATTCAAATAGGGCAGGCCTACGGTAGTTAGGACGTCATCTACGCGAGTGCTTACGGTTTCTTCGCTCCACCCGGACGCTCCGACTTCGGTAAATCCCACCCGCGATAACTCCCCGATTGACGTTATGGTGGATATGGCTACGGGCGGCACGCTCGATAAATGAGTCAAGGTTATATCTGTTACTTGCCCAGTGAACCTATGGAAGCCGTATGCCTTTATTTCTACCGTGTCCGAGATCTCGACCTGGACACCGACCGGGCCTCTAATAATTATTTGACTATTCGAGGGCTGCGGAGAAGCTGTAACGTCACTCCTGCCGTGTTGGATCTGTACTTCATACTCGACCGTAGACAGGTCTAGCGGGGTACCGTTCAGGCTAATAAGGGTTATCACCTGTTCACCGGACTTATTGGGGCTCCGTTACGGGCGTCAGCGGATCGGACAAGGTTTTGTAATGCCTGGGCTACTGCGGCGTTTGTTAGGTTAACTTGTCGGCTTTCTGCCTGGGCTACGGCTTCGGCTCGGCCTGCCGCCCCTGCCGCTTCCACGGCTCGCAAGGCTTCCGCCACGTCTGACATTAGTTCGGCTTTAAATGATTGCCCTAACGGTTTTGCTATTTTTTTACCAATCTTGGCTAGTCGGTTTACTTCTTTAGCCATTTGCTCACTAATCGAGTCGACCATGGTTAGCGCCGATTCCTGCCCGGCCAATAAAAACTCGGGAACTAAGCCCATAGCTAGGGTTCTAGTAGCTTCCTGGACTCCAATAAATTTATCGTTTAAGGTTGGTACTAGGCCTTCGTCTAACATTTGTTGCCCAAATGCCCCGCCAATTTCTGGCCCTAATCCGGCTATTTGTTGAATAAATGCCGGGTCGGCTCCTTGCGCTTTGATAGCGGTTAGGACGTTGCCGAACCAATTAGCCTGGTCTATTTGTTTGTTAAATCCTGCCAGTAGGCTTTCGCCTGTTTTTTCGCCTTCATCATTGAATTGACCTTTATATACTGAGCCTAAATCGATTCCGGCTAGCAGATTAGTTTGCATGCTGCTAGTAAAACTTTCGATAGCGTCCGTAGCCTTCTGTAGCTCGGCTGTGTAAAAACCTAATTTAGTCCGATTATCGTCTAAGTTTGCGCTTTTAGTTTCGTGTAAATCTGTTAATTCTTTTTCCCGTTTTGTAAGCTTGTCGACCGCGCTAGCGGCTCCGCTAGTTGCTTTAGTGGCTTCGGTCTGGACACCTGTGTACTCGTAGGTAAAAGTATTTACTTGCTTCTGCCGGGCCGCTAGGTCTTGATAATCTTTGTTAGCGTCTTTTAATATGCCGTTACCGACTTGGTTAGCGTTCAAATAGTCTATATATTGCTGTGTGGTCATGCGAACGGCCCCGGTTAGGGCATTCCATTGCGGTACGGCGTTACGAGCTTCTACGGCTGTGTAGCCGATTGCTTCGGCTGAAGCTTCGGCTCCTTCGGCGGCGTCATTAAACTGGTCACCGAGTAGGGCCGCGACAAGTCCCAACGGGTTAAGGTAGGACGCTGTTTTAACTGCGCCATTGCCTGCCTGTTGCATGCCTTTAATAAATCCTAGGACGTCTCCGTATGCTTCTACGAAGAAGCCTCCGGCTTTGAGTGCTGAGGCTCCGACTACGGCTGTGGCTTTTCCTACGTTTTCGGCTTCATCTTCTAATTCTTGCATGGCTTTCACCATGTCTTGAGTACCATTGGTAGCCGATTTAACACCGGTGAGCAGGCCTTTACCGAACGCTTCGCCCAAGTTGTCTACGGCTTGATTAAGTACCTTCATTCTGCCGCTCAGGGTGTCGGCTGACTCGGCGGCCTGTCCCCTAAAAGTGTTTGCGAGGCTTTCGGTAATTGCTTGCATATTGCCGGATCGAAGTATGGAGGCGTCTATACCTGCCCCTAGGCGGCTTAGCCCTGCCGTGTTGCCGTCATATGCCCGGCCTAATGCTTGGACTACGGCGTCTAGGCTTTTACCTGACCCTGCCGATATGTCCATAGCCAGGGTAAGCATTTGTTCAGCTTTAGCCGTATCCCCAATACTACGCACTAGCCTGTCATAAGCGGGACGTAAATCATCATCAGCGATCCCAGTAGAGCGCTCCAGGACAGATATGTAATCTTCGACCCGCTGTGTGTCGTGCGCTAGGCCGACGTTTTCCATAGTTAGGGCTAGTTTGCGCATGGCTTCTTCGTCAGCTAATGCCGACTGAACTCCGTCTACGGCCATTTTTGTTGCTAGTCCAGCGATCGCTATACCGGCACCGATAGCGGCTGGGCCTAACATATTTTTCATACTTGCCGCTAGCCCAGTAAGGCCGCCTTGCGCCTGAGACATTCCCTGGTTAAATTTTTTGAGATCCGCCGCTAAGTAAATAGTTAAGGTTTTGCCGCCGCCGATAGCCATTACATAAACTTCCATTTCAAGGCGATACGATCTACGGCGTTAACCCACTCCTGTAACGCTTTCGGCTGATAGTCCCTAGCCTGGCTAATCCAGTCGGTACCCGATCCGAACGCGGCTGGCATACGGTTACGAGCCCCTGTAGCGGCTCGGCCTCGATCGCCCTTGTCAGACGGGTAGCGCAACTC